TCTTCGTCTATCAATCCCGTAATTGTGTAAAGACTTAGCAATGTCTTGGTTAGTGAGTCCTCGTTCATATATCAGCTCGTTAAATATTAATGCACCCTCGTACTCGTAAACTTCTATCAATGCAGTTGGATCGTTTGTATAGCCAAAATCTAAACCAATAGCTATCTCTTTAGCATCCTTTGGAATCGTTCCAATAATCTGTACCTTATTAAATATAATAGACTTACTAAATCCTCGCTCACCTAATCCGTATATCTTCCAATACTCCTCATCGGTATCTTTTAACCTTTCAATTTCATTAACCAATTCATCGGCTAGGAATGGATTGTCTAGATAAGTTGATTTAATGAATGTACAGTCATCTCTGCTTAGTACTTTATCATATATCCAGTGATGAGTGTCTGAGGGATTGTAATCTATGTAAATCTTCTCTTCAGTTCTAATGATTAGCTGAAAGAAATCTTCCCATGTTAACTCGTTTGCTTCATTGCAAAACAGGAAGTGTCTTTTTGTACCTCTTTTCTTTTGTGGTTGGTCAAGAGATATAAACTCAAAGGTGTTACCATTTAAAGTATAGGTGTGGTCGGATTTATTGTGATTTGCTTCGTTATATAAATCTAAGTTGCTCAGTATCTCAAAAAAGTCTTTCATGACTGAGAGCTTAAGACTAGGCAATGACTTTCTAACAATACTAAATCTCTTGCCGGTATTCTCGAATGCTTTGACAATAAGAAGTTGACAAAGAGAGTAAGTCTTTCCAGATCTTGTCCCTCCTTGATTCACTACAATTTTTGTAGGTGCATTGTAATTACGCTCAAATACGTTACTAGTCTTTATCTTTAGACTTGACAATTTCTATTTCTATTTTATTAATCTTATCTCCTCCTGTGGTAATATCTAACTTATCTCCATAGCCCCGATCTCTTCCTTTGTTTTTTAAATAGAACTGAGTGCTTGAATGATTGTTATCTTTTATCTGACTAAATAGTTTTGATTCTGCAAAATCTAAAGCAGTATTCCCTACATCTTTTACTGCCTTTGCAAATGCTTCATCCTCATTAATCCATCTGTGATAAGTAGTCTTAGCAGTATTAGAAAGCTTTAAAGCATTGGTAACAATCCCTAAAGACTTCTCTAGTGCTTCGAGCATATTTAACTTACCGATTTTAGTCCCGTTTCGTTCCATATTTACCCATGTATTTAAGGTGAATCTTCTTTAATTCCTCTTTGTATTCTTTCTTATCTCCGTATCTCTCATGGCATTCTCGGCATACCGCCTGGAGGTTTTCAATGTAATCTTTTGTTTTACTTCCACCCATGCCTCTAGCATCTATGTGATGTATATCTTTAGCAGGACAAAAGCATATTTCGCATTGAATAAAGTCGCCCTCATCAAAGTTAAAGTACTCTAGGTATATTTTAGTGTGTTTTCTCATATCTTAGCACCACAACACTCGCAAACGTCCTTAGTAGCCTCTTCGAGTTGGTTGTCTTCGTATTTGTCTATGTTTATATCTAAATCGTTTGCAGTAAATCCAACCTCAAACAACATCTCTTCTGGAAAGTAATTAATAAGCATGTCATCGTCAAACTGCCCTCCATTTTTATTAAGGCGCAAATTAAGTTCCATCTCTTTAGCTATTGGTAAATCTACCATTGTACACATTACAGAATCATGTCCTAAATCTTGTAATATCCTTACCCTTTGATGTCCTCCAATAATTATATTTTCTCTATCCTTTTTTTCATTTACTACTATTGGAAGAATAATACCAAAATCAACTAAAGAATTTTTTAAATCTTTGTACTCCTTTTTTGATATTCTTCTAGGATTGTACTCAGCAAATTTAAGCTCATCAATTTTAATGCTTTTAATCTTCATAGGCTTTTACTATCTCTTTTAAATCCCTTATAATTTCCTTTACACAACTTCCGCAGGTTGTAACTTTCTTATTCATTCCAAAAATCTCATTGTAAAGAGAAGTAAGGTTTATGTTTTGATCATGAGTAACCTGCTCCTTACCTACATTTTCAAATACTCGCCTTAAAATAGAAAGTTGATCTTTACTTATCTCTGTTTCTCTTCCCCATTTATCAATAGGGCATTTAGTGAATGCAATCCTTGCTTTTACTTGCATGAAGCAACCGCACTTTTTACATTGATTTAAAGACTTCCTAAAGTGTTTGCACTTATTACAGATTGCAAGCCTATTGTTCAAGTTCTTTGTACTCGCTTTTAACTTCATCTTTAAGGTAGTTTTTGACGTTCTTTAAAGTAGTGTATATTGATGTTGTAGAAATGCCTGTGTCTTTGGCTAATTTTCGAATGCTCTTGCCCGATGAGAAATATATCTCAAACAGGAGTTTATCGTACTCATGTAAACCGTTCATTTTATCCTTAATAAACTTCAACTTGTTTTCGAACTCAATAAGCTCTTCAATTCCGTCAAAGTATTGGAAGTTCTTAACATCAAAATTCTCTGTTCTTAACTTCGTGTAGTATTTTGTTTTAAATGCTGAGTTCGATCTTACATATTGATTCATCAAAACTCTAGCCGACCAAAAAATAAGATGCCCATTTTCAATAATCTTCTGCATCTTGTTTTTATCGTACTCCAAAATAATAACATACAAATCCTGCACTAAATCCTGTGCATCTACCTTATTGCCTTTTGTTATCTTTTCTGATAGCTTTAGCAACTTTGGGTAATACTTCTCCAACTCTTGATTTAATCGCATTGTATCGGGTTTTAAATACCTCAGTTGATATAATGATGTTATACTTAGACTTTAAAATCTTCTTAATTTGGTGAGGCTTCTTATTGGATTTTATACCGTTAAGAATCTCTTGGTTAACTATTCCTCTCATAAATATTTTTTAAATAAAAAAAGAGTTTGCAGGCTTACATAGCTTACAAACCCTTTTGGAACAAAAACAACTTGACACAAATATAACAATTTTATTTTAACTAATTAAGTTATTAACTTTTTAGACTTCTCAACTATCAACTTTTCTAAGTAAACAGATAAGTCCATTGCTTCCTCTTGCGCATGTATTAACCATTCTAATTCGCTTAAATCGTTTCTGGCCATCGTAGTTCCGTATTTATTAAATCCTAGCTCTGCACGTTTTAATAACTTATCTGCAACGCTTTTCTCTATGTAACTCATGATCCACAATTTTCACAATCCGTATCTTCAATTCCACAAGCTTCAGGCTGCTCCTTATCTTCTAGGTCTACAATCCAAGAATCCCATGTATCTCTAGCTACTTGCTCGCTTTTTTCTTTTAACTCTTTTTCTTCGTTCATCTTAATGGTGTTTATGTATTATTAGCAAAAATTAAGCCCTTACTTATCTCTGTTGTTAAATGATTCTATAAATACAATTAAGCATAATATAGTCACAATTAAAATTATCACGTTTTGTATCATAATAGTTTTCCTTTGTTTAGTTCTGCATCGATTATGGTATCTCCCCAAGCATAGGCCTCGCTAGGAGTTTTAAATTGCTTAGAGTATTGCGTACTCCAGTTTCCTGTCTTAACACCTCTCTTATATAGTCCACATATCCAACCGCTGTCTTTCTCTGCCAATGGGCTTACTTGAATCCACCAACCAATCTCTAGGTAAAAATTAATGTTCTCCATTTGATTTAAATAATTTGGGAGTGCGCTAAATCCCCTAGGCACTCCCTAAAAAAATTGCCTGCCTATTTCCTACGAGCAGGGCTTTCATTTTATGCAGCGTTCAAGTAGCTTACTCACTTTTAAAATAATCGTCTATTGTTTTTACTGCATCATCAAAGCCTGTACAAACTTTTGCAAGGTAACCTCTATTGTTTAAGTTATTTAACCAAATAATTTGATTATGTCTTTTGCCTCCTTTTGCGTACTCCTTTTTTAAATTGCCATCTTTTTTATAAGGTGACCTACCCTTTACTTTTAACTCAATAGCCAAACCATTAAAACCATGCCGAGCTTCATAGATAAATAGATCAGGGAAGCCTGCAACGTATCCTGTTCTTTTTGCTTTCAATTTCTGCGAATGATACTTTTGAAATTGACCACCTAAAGAAGCGCAATATAAAGCTTTGTATTTAAGTTTTAAATAAGCTACAACAGCAGATTGTAGTTTGTCTTCTAAAGCTTTCATTTCCTAGCGTTTTTTCCTCTTGGCATTTCAGGCGCATCAAATCCAAACATTAACCAAAAAGTATCTAATTTAACTGTCTTCATATTAATCTTAATTGTGCCTTATGCTGATTAATTCTCTTTATAGCTGCTTCGTAATACTCCTTGTCAAGCTCACAGGCAGTTAAATCATATCCTAAGTTGTGAGAAGCTATTGCTATTGAGCCACTACCTAAATGAGTATCTAATATCTTATCTCCTTCTTTTGCATTGTTCATCAATAGCCATTCATACAATTCAACTGGCTTTTGTGTTGGATGTATCTTTCCTTTTTCTTTCAATACGCTTAAACTCCACATTTTTGATGGTTTTTGTATGCTACTCCACGCATATTCACACATTGCTAAACTAAAGTCGTGAGGCTGTTTTTTATTCCAAATAAAAAAACCTTGTGTTGGTGGCAAGTCAAAATAATTTCCACCCCAAATGATTTGATTTTTACTTATTCTAAATAGTTCGTCAAAATACTTTTTTTGTGGTATGTTATCATCCCATTTTTTTTTAGTGTGTTTTTGCCTTATTGGGTTACTACTTATACCAATCCCATAAGGAGGGTCTACAATAGCTAAATCGAAATGATTGTCCTCGTACCTAGCCATTAACTGCATGTTGTCTTCGTTTGTTATTGTCATCTGTCTTTAATTATTTCGTAAAACTCTTTGTCTATTTTCTTAATATCTTTTTGTATCTCTTTCCAAGCCTTTGCAACTTCTTTTTTGCCTCCAATATCTTTTTTACTTCCTGTTTCTGAGTTTGCAACATTTGAAGCATTCTCTTTTAACAACTCACTAATCTTTTGGTTCATGTCCTATAATTTTATAAATTTCTTTTCTCAAATCAAATTTAGCAATTTTCCACTTACCAAATTGTTTTTTTATTGCTTTTTCTCTGCACATTATTCTAGGATCAAATATTTTCTTTTTGTTATGCACAAATTTCTTTCTCGCAATAATCTCCTCCTGGACTTCATTAAATAGCTTTACTTTCTCTTGATCTGAAATGTAAATAAGATTATTTTTTTCAAGCCACTTAAAAACTCTAGTGATTCCTACAAAACTGTATTTTTCATTTTCAACATGCAATTCATAAAGCTCAACTAGACAAACCTCCAACCACTCCCTTAAAACCTCTTCTTTGTCTATCTGTTGGCATTTACTTTCTATTTGCAACCTCTCGCCCTCTTGAGAATTTTCAATGCGTAATTTGTTAGCTTTTAACTTTTGTTTATTTAGCCATTTAAACCATGTTCTAGGATTAATAGAAAACTCTTCGCCCTCTCTTACTCCTCTGTGAAATGCCTGTGTAACTTCTTGATGGTCTAATCTAAAGAACTTTTCATTTAAATCGTTCATCAATATGTTAGCCAAAACTTTTCGATCAGATTCTGCTTTGTTTTGACTCATCTCAAATAAAGCTTTGTTTAAAGTCTTAAAGCAGAATTCAAGTAATTGATCTGTGGGTTGTTTTCCTATTTCCATAACGCTAATATATAAATTTTATATTAATCTTAATTGAGCTTGATGTTGCTTTAATCTTTTTAAACTCGCTTCGTAATACTCTTTATCTAATTCACAAGCAGTCAAATCATAGCCTAAGTTATGACAAGCTAAAGCTATTGAGCCGCTTCCTAAATGAGTATCTAATATCTTATCTCCTTCTTTTGCGTAGTTCATTAGTAACCATTCATATAACTTAAAAGGCTTTTGTGTTGGGTGTAATCTATTACTATCATTATTATTAATTTTAACTAATTTTGGCAACCTATCTTCTGAATACCAAGCATATTCAATTTGACTCATAGTAGGTATGTATACCATTTTGTCCCAAGTAATTAATCCTCTACAACCTTTTTTCCAAATGTATGGAAAGTAATTACCACCCCATATTATTTGTTTTTTACTTACCCTAAATAATTCTTTAAAATATTCATCTGTTGGAATTTCATTATCCCAACTATGTTCTTTAAATTTTACTTGTGAATTTCTATCGCAACCACCTTTTGTTGTTTTATCTCCTAACCCATAAGGAGGGTCAACAATAGCTAAGTCAAAATGATTGTCTTCATATCTTGACATCAATTCCATATTATCTTCGTTAGTTATTTTCATGTCAGTTTGTTTTGATTGTTCATAAAATCGCCAAAGTATTCTTCGCTCAATCCTTTTTTCTTTGGCTTGGCATTCCTTACCCATCTATTTGCTGCAAGCTTCCACTTTTTCATTGCGTTTCTGCCGACTTTCCAACCATTGCTTTCGTAATACTCAAAGAAATTAATTGCCTCGCTTAGATCAAAAGATTTTAATCTAAAATAATCTTCAACGATTGAGATAGAAGATGGTTTACCATCTCTATTAATACTTGTATTATTAGTACTTGTAGTATTATCCTTAACATTTTTGATAATACCCTCCTTAACAATTTTGTTTATACCCTCTAAACTATTTTGTTTATAGGTATTATCATTTTTGTTTATAGGTGTTAAGCTAATAATTCTTTTATCAACTTGTTTAGTGTTAGGAATGTACTGCATTTTAACAGTTATAAACCCTTTTTTAGCTAATTGACTAACCCACCTTGAAATGGTTATCTTAGAAACGCTGTAAAGATCAGAAAAGTAAGAATTTGATGCCCAGCAAATCCCTTTCTTATTAGATAAGGCTGTGATCTCTGAGTAAAGAAGCTTGGCATTTGGAGTAAGATCTTTGTCGTATCTAACCGAAGCCGTTAAAATAGAATAGTAGTTAGGTTGTTCCATAGTTTTTTTTGTCAAAGGTAAAAAAAAGGAGCATATAGCTCCATTTAATTTTAGAAGGGCATATTTCCATCGCCTTCTGTCGCAGCTTCTGCTTCTACCTCTTTAACTCTCCAAGCTTTTAAGCTAATAAAATGCCTGTCTTTCCATTCTCTTCCTGCTAGGTTGATGTCTATCTCGTAAACCTTGCCTATTTTTAAGCCCTTAGCAAGCTCTATTCCTTTGTCCTGCATAAACTCAACAGGAACATCTGAATCGTACTCTACGCCCTCTTGTTTGAGTATTACTTCTTGCTTCTTAAACTTCTCAGATATTACTTGAACATCTTTGATCTTAACTATTGTTCCTTTTAACTGCATAATGATTTTAATAAATTGGTTAGTGTTTGTGATTTTAATTTAATATCGAAAATTTGATCTCTAAGCCTAGCGTTTTCACTTTCTAGCTTTTCGATACGGCTTTCAATTTTTTTATTGATCTCTTCTTTTTTAAACAGTTTTAAATCTACATCCTCAGAAATTAACATCTCTAATCTATCAAATGATTTTTGATAATAATTTAAAGTTTTATAATCTCTTTCATGTGTAGAAACTCCATGCAATATACTAGAGTGATTTTTGCCAAAATTATCTGCAATCTTTTGGTAACTCCAATCGTTTCTCCTGAGTATTGTGTAAACCATATTCCTGGCCTCTACGTTAAATCTTTTTCTGCCTTTCTCAAGCATTCTTTTAACACAAGTTTTATTTACTTCTGCTGATTTTTCTAATAGTAACTCTAGTCTTTCTTCCTTGAACATTATAGTAGTTTTATTAATTTGATTAAACTTATTTTGCTGTCTTTACTTACTTTTAACAATTGTTTAAAGGTAATCTTTTTTTCATCCGCTAAAAGTATTTTAAGCGTTGGCTGTGATAATTCTAAAGCCTGCCCAATAATAGATTTTGTTTTGTAGGTGTTAAATAATACTTCTTGTAAATCTGTATTTGGATGCCATCCTCTTCCTGTTTCGTTTTTCATCTTATTTTCTTTTAAAATCATCGGCTTCATCTTCGCCAAAATGACCTAATTCATAAAATCCTGTTAATTTTAATACTGCTCTGCTCATTGCTCGCTTTTCTGCCATTGCAACAGGGTAAGCATTAGATGTATTATTTGGAGCAGATTCGCCAAAGGTTTGAATTATCTTATCGCCGCTTTTTGCTGTTGCCTTAATGATAATACATTTGTTATCTGTTGAGTTATGTAATAGCTCGTAATCAATCTCAATATTATTATTGGCTTGAATTTTATCTATTCCCGATCTTGAAATAATTGTATAGAATTTATGCTTAAATACATCGTCAGCAGTTAAGCCGTTCTTCTTGTACAACTCGTTTAGTTTGTCTTTGTTCATCTTATTGTTGTTTAGTTGGTTTGTTCAAAAATTGCCATTCCTTAATAGATTCATTTAATGGATTTCTTTCTCCACTTCTCCAAGAGCTGTGTAACTCTGAGCATCTATCGTATTCATCATTTATCTGCTGCTCAATCATTGCATCTCTATCGATTTGCTGCGGTCTTGATCCTAGTAATAAATCTTTAAGTTTACCCATCTTATTTATTTTTATAATCTGCAATTAATATTTCTAAAATTACCTTTACTTTTGCAAGGTTAATACCCGAAGCCATGTACTGACCTGTTGAAAGTATAAACTGTTCCGTCTTTAAATGCTCTTGTAAAGCATCTTCTAAAAACTCTAATCTTACTCTTTCGTTTGCTGTTAAGTTTTTCATTGTTTTGTTGTTTTGTTTGATGCAAATATATAAATATTTTTAATATCTGCAAAGTTTTTCAATATCCTTTTCCACTTAATTTTTTATTGGGCGCATGTCTTAATTGCATATCAACTTCTGACTTGCCATCATAATCAGCCTCCCATACAGTTTTAGGTTCCCACCATGCGCTTATAGACTTTAATTGATTCTTTAACTCTTCTGCTACAATTAAGGATGAGTGAACTGAACGTATATCTTGATCATTTTCTAACTCTTTAATCCTAGCTTTCATATTAGCATGCAAGTCATCAAACCAGCCTGCTCTTCTTACATAGTGTTTTACAAGCTCTTCAATTGTACCTGTCGCTTCTTTTGTTTCAATATTTAATTTCATAATCTTGTTTTTTAGTTGTTTTTATTTCTCTTTGTTAAGACAAATGTATAATATATTTTAAGAATAGTAACTATATTATTAAAATAATTTGCAAAAAAAAAGAGCCTCATCTCTGAAGCTCCTACTGGGGGGGGGATTATATTAAAAAAAATGTGTTAATCTTGCAACTTGACCTTTATCATATTCATGTATAAACGCCTCGACTGCTTTTGGTGATCCTGTGAATCCTTTTCTTGAATGCCATGAATCGGCTGCGCTTGGACTTCTTAAATATTCCACAGTTACGCCAATAAAATCCTTTCCATCTCTCCATTTATGTTTTACTTTGTGATGTAAATGATGCAGATACCAATATCTAAATTTACTTCCTGCCCAATCTTGGGGCCTTTCTTGAGCCATAAGCAATGGAAGATTATCCATCTTCGCACCATCTCCATGTTCTAAGCCTATTAAATTGCTTCCGTACTTGTAATACTTACGATGTGCCACTCCTGCATCAACAGAAACATCGTTTGTATTTCTAAACCATGACTTCAAAGCATGAGCTAAATGGAATCCGCTTTGGTAATCGTGATTACTCATTGAATGCACGCAGTCAACAGGAGCAACTTCTCTCAGCATCTCAACGCATTTAACATATAATTGCAAAGCTACCTCATAATGTTCCCACCACTTCCCATCGCAATCCTGCGGTGTTCCTTTGGTAGTTGTATTGTATACATTATCAACGTGAAGAATATCATTGCCAATACAGAATAAAACCCGATCAATACTAAACCCTTTAGATTTTTGTATCAATCCCTGTACGCCCTCTATAACTCTAGAAACTGCGATAGGTATATTGTAATCCTCTCCTGTTTCTTCTGCATTGGCATATTTACCAATATGAATATCAGCAGGATTAATAACTAGTAAGTGCCTACCTGCTTCTCTTTTGATTGTTGAATATGTCGGAGCGTGATTTTCAATAAATGTATTAAGTCGGCTGAATATACCACTCTCATCGATACCTGAATCTTCCTTTGTAACAACAGAAAAGCGAAGCTCTCCGCCCATGTTCTGCCAATGCTTAACGCTTACAACGTCTTTTTTGTCAATCCCTCGCTCTTG